AAGATCTGGAGCCTGCCCCAGCTCTTGAGAAAGGTCTAATATCTGCTTACCATATTTATCTTTTAGCTCTTGCACCGACATATCTGTCAATGTTGCAACCTCTGCCAATCCTTTTTCAAAATTAGCAGCCGATACAGTAGGGGAAAGCCCTATCATTACATTTGCCGCTCCCTTTAGAGCCATTGATTGTCCGATGTTTTTAATCTGCTCAGCCTGAGAACGAAGCTGTTCAAAGGGTTTTTTCGCCCTTTCAACCGTTTTCATTAGCACATCAAAACTTCTTGAAAATGTAGAGATGCTTTGAGAACCAGTTCTGCCAAGTTCCTGAACAGTCCTTTGCACTCCACGAAGAGGGCTTGACAATCTATCTATGGCATGCAATAATATTCCTATGGAAAATAACTGGTTCATCTATCTTGTATCCATCCCTTTATTGTTCTTTCTTTTTGCCATTTTATTGTTAATATTTTTTTACCTTTTGCGACCTATCGCATGGTTATTCTTCGGGTTGTATGCTCTTTATAAATTTATGAAGAACCGTAACCCAATAAGCAAACTCTGACACGGGCATCTTTTTTATTTCTCTAAGCTCGAAGCCTGCTTCTCTTGAGAGGACAATAACTCCTTCGCCAGCTCCTCTAAACCAAAGGCCTCTATTGCTTTTGAAAGCTCGAAAAAATCTTTTACCCGTAGTTTTTGTAGCTCCTCAGGGACAAGTTGCTTGCCATCAAAGGTTGCGATTCTACTTAATACTGCGAGGGCAAATTTCACGCCCTCTGTTGAGCCTGTAACCCTTTCTGCATATATCAGGTCTTCTACAAGGGGCTCTCTTATCTCAATCTCATGAAATTTTAGAAACTGTGCTTCTTTCTTTTTAATCTTTATTCTATCCATCTCCTGTCATTCTCCTGTCATTTAGTTTATGCTCCTATGTTAGCTTTGTATTTTGCGAGAATGTCCTCTCCTTCTACTTTCCAAATATTTGCAAAGGCATCAAATTCAATGTAGTCTTTGCCATCAATCTGGAGCTTGTAATAACTTACTGCCATATCTGTCTCAACTTCTGCATTTTCCTGATGCTTAAACCCAACGCCAGGAAAGTTTTTAAAATTAACTGTCATAAAGGCAACAACAGGGACTTCTGCAATTCTGCCTGTTGAATCGTGAGTTTCAAGGCTTGCACGCACCTGTATTGATACAGCTTTATACGGATTAGCCATTTCCCCCAGAACCTCTGGATACAGAGAGCTCCATTTGATTTTTCCTTCCATTTTCTCAATGCCCGCAGCAGTCTCGACTACTCCAACCATGCCAAGAGCCTTATGCTCCAACATTTTTGCCTGCACCTTTGGAAGGGTTACTTCTTCCGCCCTTCCAAGAAAGCTTGTTCCGTTTACATATACATTTGCGTTATATAGCTTATTTACGCTTATTTTGCTCATTATTTACCTCCTAAGCTTTTTAAAAGTTCTATGTTTATGAAGCTCTCAAAAGTGATACGCTCTGCTGGCGTAGGTGGCATAAAGTCAATGTCAAATGTCAGATGTCCAAGTGCAATCTCTGTAACAGGGTTTTTAGATTTGTCAAAACTGCATTTTCCATCTATCAGAGCTCCACGAGCTACAAGGGTTCTAATGAACATGTTGACGCTCTCACAAATTGCATCAATTAGAGCATCCGTGATTGGCTGATCAAGGAATTGTAGCATTGAATATTCAACTGATTCATGTATCACATCAGCAGTTCTTCTTATGTTGATGAAATTTTTCGGATGGGTTACGCTTGGCCATGCTGCTGAGCGGTTGCCCCATGTTCTTATGCCTGTCCCATATGAGTTGAAAGTCGTTACAATTCCATTTTCGTTGAGAATATTTACCTCACTGTTAGGGTCGTTTATCATTGCAGAAAGGTTTCTTTCAACTCCCACAATGCCTTTAATTTCTGTATTTGAAGGGCTCCACCAGTAGCCTTTTTCCACATCCTTAGCACATATCACACCTGCAAGCCTCTGGCTGTATGGCTCAAGCCTTTCTGTATCTGTTCCGATGTCATAGACCTTTAAGTGTGGATAGCAAAGTATCATTCTGTCGCTTGAGTAGTTGAAATTAATTGTTCCGCCTGGTCCTCTTCCTGTAATTGCCTGCTGAAAAGTTGTCCCAATTGGCGCATCAACTATTGCCACCGCCCTGAGTTTCCCAGCCATGACATTCATCTCAGAGGCAACAGAATTCTGTGTGCAATATACAGGGGCAATCAGAATTTTCGGGAAGAATCCAAAGAGATTGTAACAATCAAGAAATGCCTGCATACCTGTTCTGTTACCGTTTGCATCTACTGTGCCGATTATTGCTGAACTCAATACCTTTGTTGGGTCTGCGTAATTATATGATACCTTTACTGTTGCTCCAGAAGGAATAGAACCTGTTGAAATTCTTTTTATTTTTCCTGTTTTATAGTCAATGTTGTAATCCGTTCCTTTTACATAAGTTGTCGTCCCCTCTTGGTTTTTTACAACCTCATTTGCTACTCCTTCATGGGCAAGCGTAAGCGTATCATCAGAGCCAAATGTTTTTTGTTCATCTGTTATAGATGCCTTGTGGGTAGCTGGATCAAAGACATTTACAACAATAACAATTCCTGCGCCCTGATCAAATATAGCATCAAGTGCCTGAGGAATCGTATATCCAGTTTTTTGCCCTCCAAAGTATTTGACTGCATCCCTGTCATTAAGTATAAGTGTGGGCTTATTTATTCTTCGATTTTCCTCATCAACAGACCATATGGGCGCAGTTCCTACAAGTCCGACTACTGCTGTTTTTACCACCCTTATGGGGCGGGGTCCCTTTTCAATTTCTATTGTTTCTACACCATGTAAGAAATTAGCTGGCATTTTCAGCTACCTCCTTTTTTGTTTTCTTTGTTTCTTTTATTTCTTGAATTGGTTTTAGATATCCTAAAGCCATCAGGGTTTTTACATATTCATTGTCAGCTGGAAGTTCAACTTCCTTGCCATTCCACAAGAGCACTTCTGTTCCATCCTGAAGCGTTACCCCTGAATTTGGTCCTTCATACAGATACTTCATACTAACCTCCTATCTTTTTATATATTGACCACAAAAGTCTCTTCATTCTTCTCATCTATCGCTGTTATTTTTTTCAACAAAACCTCCTGCCTTTCTTCCTCTATTTCGACAGCCCTTGTAGTCATTGTAAAAACAATCCCATAATGCCAGATGCCTGCATCTTCTGTAATAAATTCTTCTTTAACGGGATATACTCTTCCGCAATTTGGGGGTTTAAATCCTGTCAGGGCAATCCTAACGGCATCAAGATAGGCATATACTCCTTCATGACTTCTAAGATGTCGCATGAGGACGTTTACTTCAAAGCTTATTTTTCTGTCTTGAATAATGTAATCTGTTGCAAGAGGTTCATTATAAGTACAGCCAGCATAACGGACAAGCAAAGCCCCCTTTGGATGCCTGAGCCTGTAGTCAGCAGGCTTTTCAGGGAAACTGTCTACTTCAAGCCCCTGAATCTTCTCTTTAAGCCTATCAATTATTGCTTGCTCTATTTCCAGAATTGTCATTTTTTAGTCCCTCAAGTATTGTTTTTAGCTCCAGTTGATAGCCCTTCATAAGCTCAATATTCTTTAACAAATTTTTTGCATTATCAGGGCTTAAGCAGTAGTTGGTATTCTGCTTTTCAAACTTAACTAAAAAATAGCTTGGTTCCTCAGGTATCTCAGGGACCTGAGGCATTACATATTCAGTACGAACTATTTGATTACCTGAACATCCTATTAAGCTTAAACAAAATAGGATCGCCAGTATTTTTTTCATTGTTTTCCCCTTCTTGCTCTGGATTCAAAGTATCTATTTCCTGAATCCTTTTTATTACTTTTTCTTTTATGTCAAGCCTTGCTTTGCAAAGCTTATTTGCTTTTTTAATTTCTGACTGTAGCGAAGATATTGTTTTTTGAGCGCTCTCGTTGGCAGAAACGCATTGTTTTAATTCAGCCTTAAGCCTTAAGCCTTCTGCCTTCAGCCTATTTATTTTTATTTCCTGTATGTGCCATGCCAGATATACTCCAGCAGCAAAAAAGACAACACTAAACAAAATATATTTCCAGCTCTTTAGAATTAAGCCTATGATTGACAATATGTTCATAGCATTATCCTGTATTCCTCGCTTTTACATCGTGGGCATTTAAAGCCCCATTTCTTAAACCAGCTTTTTGCAACACTCATAATAAATCCGCATTTCTTACACTGTAGCAATATGTTTACCTCGCCCATTTTTCTGCCTTTTTGAAAATTTTGTATGGATACTCAATGTTTACTTTGCAAAAATCAAGTAAGCCATTTTTAAGTCTGAGAACTTTTCTCTTACACTGCGACTCAACCCTTTCTATCTCACAGCTTCCAGCTCTTGCAATTTCTTTGTTAAGCAATCCTGCACCGCCATTATATGCCCTGAAGGCAAAATACCAACCCTCGCAATCCACTGCCCTGTAACAAGCTCTGTCATAAAGTATCATTGCTCTGATATTCCATTTAGCGTCATAAGGATTATATGTATATTCTTTAAGCTCAGGATATCTCTGATGGAGTTCTTTTGCTGTCTCAGGCATGATCTGCCCGAGACCCATTCCTCCGTCAAAGGCAGTGGCTCCCTCATTACAGCGAGACTCCTGTTCAATCTGCCCCATGAAATAGTGAGTTGGGGCAGACATGCCTATGTGATACCTTGCCTCCCTTATCACTGTCGGTAAATGCTTCTTACACCTATTTACTGTCGCACTGTCGTTCTGTCGCACTGTCGCACGAATGTTACAGTCCGAGTGTGAGGGCAAGGATAATCCCAGCATACAGAATGCCACGAAATATAAGCATAGCCTTAAATTTTTCATTGTTTAAAATGTCCTCCGTTGCTCCAAAAACAGGTTTAAAGAAGCAAAGCCAGACTATCTCTGCAAGAGCAATTCCTGCGATAACCATCCCGATTTTATACAACACTATTTTGACCTGTTCAGTCCCCAAAAATGAGGCAAAAATTATCACCCCTAAAAATGCTACTCCGAATCGTAAAAAATATTTTTTGAACTCTTTCATGCTCACTGACTCTCCCTGTAAATTTTTAAAAATATTATGTTAAATTTAAACGCATTTAAACGCACTTTAAACGCCTTTTAAATAGCTTTTTAAAAATCTAAAAATTATCGCCTCGTAGAATCGCTCAGGAGACGATTTTTCCCCCAAACCTATACTTTGATATACCCCCGACATATTCACCGCCTTAAAAACGATTTAAAAGCTCTTTTGAGAATACTCTGTCTTCCTCTTTTTTGCTTGTCTTGTAGTAGCCATGTCCTGGTGAATCCTGCGTCTCAATCCCAAGTAAAACCTTGCCTGCCTGTATTTGCTCAAGCAGTCTTATAATTTCTTTTCTTCTGTCAATCATGCTTTGTGGCATATCAAGTTCAAATCTCCTGGAATAGAGCTGAAAAACCGCCAAATCAACAGCAAGCCTTTTTATGAGTTCAGGAGCTGGCTCAAGAGGGACAGGATACCTGCCCCTCAAGTATCCATTTATGAGCTGTTCAGCATATTCAATTGCATCCAGCACCTTTGTCTCGTCTATTTTTCCCAGATTTTTATCATCAGTAAGCTGAATGATATTGTCTTCCGGGATCGCCTTTTTTATATCTTCCAGCGTGCAGTACATCTTTACACCAGCTTTACCCTTATAAACTCTCCCGCCCCTGATGCAGCATCAAGGGCATAGCCATTTATCGCCTGTGGCAGCGTTCCCCCTGAGATAGACTCTACAAGGTCTGGCTGGGCGGCAGTGGATTGCACAGTGGTCTCACCAGCAGGAACAGTTACAGTTACTGTAACGGCGCTTGCTGCGACAGCACGACCTACACTGTCAGATGCAACAGCTGCGCCTTGTGAAATTGCTCCTCCAGTTTCGACTATTGCAATGCCGTAGACAATAACCGGTAGCTGCTGCCCCTGCTTCGTACTCGCCTCGCTTACACCCATTGCCTTAGCATTTGCAGAGCAAAGATTACCGTCAAAACCTGTAAATCTTGCCTTCTGTATATCAGATGCTGCGGTGATCGATACTGCTAAAACAGGATTATATGTCTTCATTCTTTCTTACCTCCCCTTTTTTGTTCTTTTGGTTCTTTTTGCTCCTGGACTTCTTGTTCATCATTAGCTTCAATCAAACCTTGAAGTCCTTTTGCTTCTTCTTCATCTAACTGTATCTCTTCTCCTATCTTGAAAACTATTCCGTTATGGAGTATTGGCGACTTTACTATGTATTTCATCGTTTGCCCCCTTAGTTGGTATCGTTAATCAGATATCCTGCGTCTGCACCGACAATCTTTACTGTTAGTAGGTCTGTTGTTCTGACTATGTGAAGCTTTCCACCAACTTCATCGTATGTATCTGTCTCTGGTTTGTTCTTTTTCCTGAGGGTATATGCAAAGCTTGGCTCATAGGGTGTTCTTTCAGCTCCACCTGATGGTGCTGGTGAAACATAGGCAAGAACGATGTTGTCCTGCCAGACATCATAGAAGACTCCAGCATCTGCTGCGTATATTGATTTGCCAACCACAACAGTAGGAATATCAAATATTTCTGCAAGAATATCAGTTGTTACAATTCCTTTCATTGCGTATTTTATCCTGTCAAGAATTTTGCTATGACTCTTAAGTGCTCCGTATGTAGCAGGACCCATAACCATTACATTAGGATATTTCCCTATTGCAGACCTTATGGCATCTTTCCCTGTTTCAATCGTTGCAATTGGGTCAGAATTAGCATTTGTAAATTTTGAGGTTCCCGATAAAGTAATCTTGTTTGTGCTTGGATATGTATTCAGGTCTTGGACCTTGTCTGCAATTTCTTTTTCAAGTCTGAGCAATATTATGTCAATTGTCGTCTGGGTAGCATAAACCTGCAGATTAAAGAGGTCTTCTTCAGCTTCTCTGTAATCAATCGGGTATTCAATATCATGTTCAGTAAGTGTAAAGTCAATAGTTGTTCTTCCCTCTGGTGAAAGCCTGTTTGATTTTGCCCTGATTGCTCTTTCAGTGTTATAGAGTTTGAACGCCTCTTTGCCAAATTGGGGAATTTTCCCTGCTTCTTTCTGAACTGGAACAATCGGCGCAAGTACTGTGCCGATGTATGCATCGTTACTGTATCCCCTTGCTATGTTTGTCAGTACTGGGTCAACTATCCTTAGTTCTTCTAATCTTCCCATGTTATGCCTCCTTTATGACCTTTTTTAAGGCATCTATGTAGCTGATGCCTTGATTTTTCTCCATGTACTGCAATGCCTTTTTATGTAACTCCATACGCTCTTCGTCCACTTTACCATCCGCTTCAAAATCAATTGTTTTTGTTTGCCCGACTTTTGTTGCCTTTTCTCCATATTCAATTACCTTCGGGAGTCCCTTCAAGAAGGTTTTAAATCTCTCTCCGGGCTTTGCTTTGACTTTGCCTTCCCCTTCTGAGAATTCATACTCTTCAAATCCGTG